CTCCTTATCATCATCATCATCGTCACTATCGTCACTACCCTCATCCTCTTCATCCTCTTCAGGCATGTAGTTACTAGTATATGATAGCTTATTAATATTATAAAGGTTATCCTCTTTTTCCTTATCACTAAGCTCTTCAACATCAACTGCAGCCTTAGCATAACCACCCTCCTCCTGTGGGCCACCATCTAGTAAATCAGCATCACCAATCTCGCCGTGGCCGATCTTACCTTCCTTAATTAGATCTTTCTTTAAACTGTTTAGCATACCACCGTAAACCGAACCCAAGTTATTAATATCATCTTTAGACATATATTTATTTATGTCTAGGCATAAGTATTTTCAATGGCAAAGCAAGAAAATATGTTCTACATGGGTAATACCAATCTACCCAACGCGAATTGGAAGGGGGAATGGACTAAAGATAAGATAAAAGATCTTAAAAAGGCCAGTACGAACATACTATACTTTGCTGAGAATTTCTTTCACATTATTAACCTAGATAGGGGTAAGGAAAAAATTCAGCTACATCCATGTCAGAAGCGCGCTATTAGAAAGATGCGTGATAATAGGTTCTTTGTGTTATTAGCGAGTCGGCAAATTGGTAAAGCGTTAGCGTTAGATACCCCGATACCAACACCAACAGGATGGACAGATATGGGGTCTCTTAAAGATGGTGATGTTATATATAATAATAGGGGTGATACATGTAGTGTTATAAAGGCACATGATGTATTATATGACCGGGATTGTTATAAAGTTACATTTGATAACGGTGAAGAAATAGTCGCAGATGGTGACCATTTATGGTTTACTCAGACGAGAACGGACCGTAGAAAGAAGTGTGGTGGGTCAGTTAAGACAACGAGAGACATTTTAGGGACACTATACAGTGGTAAAAAGCGGCTTGAGCCTAACCATAGAATATCAACGTGTATTAATGGTGTTGAGGGTATAAAAAAGGAACTACCTATACATCCTTATGTATTAGGGTTGTGGTTGGGTGATGGTACATCTGCTAATGGTACAATAACAGTTGGTCATAGAGATATAGACGAGCAGATTAAGATATTTGATGAGATAGAGCAATTTGATAAGCTTATTGTTAAAAATTACAGTTCAAAAAATTATTTTATTAACCCTACCGTCGAATCTGGTATACAAACAAAGAGTCTCGGAGCGCTATTAAGGCATAATAACTTACTTAATAATAAACATATACCTGCTGATTATATGTTAGCGAGTAGGGAGCAGAGGTTACAGTTACTGCAGGGGTTAATTGATAGTGATGGTTATATATCTAAGAGCGGTACTTGTCAGTTTTATAATACAAATAAAAATCTCGTTAGACAGGTAAGGCAGTTAACTGAAAGTCTGGGCTATAAGGTCACACTGAAGGAATATATACCAACGCTTAATGGTGTAGAGTGTAAGCCATGCTCATCTATAACATTTAAACCAATTGAAGATGTAGCTCTCTTATCGTTTAAGCGGAAGCGAATTAAGCACCAGGAAAAGAAACATAACTCTAAAGTCAGAGGACAATATCACTTTATTAAGAGTATAGAGCAGGTAGATTCAGTACCTGTTAGGTGTATAACCGTAGATAGTGAGGATTCTCAATTTTTAGCAGGTAATCAATATATACCAACACACAACTCCACTATGATGACTATCTTCTTATTATGGCAGGCATGCTTTACAAAGGATCAGAGGATTCTATTAGTAGCGAACAAGGAGGCTACTGCTATTGAGATTTTTCAGAGAGTTAGAATGGCATATGAGGAGTTACCTAACTGGCTTAAGCCACCTGTTAAAGAGTATGCAAAGACATCCATGACACTTGAGAATGGCAGTCGTATAGGCATTACAACTACGACTGGTACAGCTGCTCGTGGTCAATCTGTAAATTGTTTGGTGATCGACGAGATGGGCTTTATTGAACCTCACTTGGTTGAAGAGTTCTGGAAATCAGTCTTCCCTGTTATTACCTCTTCTAAAAAATCAAAAGTGTTTGTATGTTCAACTGCTAATGGTACAGGTAATCTATTCCATACATTATATACAGGCGCTGAAGAAGGCACTAACGGCTGGGGATATGATAAGATACTTTGGAATGAGGTACCTGGTAGAGATGAAGAATGGGCAAAAAATACAAGACAGGCTATTGGTTCAGTAGATGCTTGGCGACAAGAGTTTGAGTGTGAGTGGATTGAGACTGGTGAATCAACTATTGATGCTGAGTTGTTTGAGAAGATGGCCGCTCTAGTATGTGATCCTAAAATTACACTTGACGATGGTCACTATAAGATATGGGAAGAGGCAGATCCATCTAGATTATATGTAGCTGGTGTGGATACAGCAGAAGGAGTGGGTGCTGACTCATCATGTGTACAAATACTAGATATTACTGATCTCAGGGACATCAGACAGGTTGCGTGTTATAATAATAACCTGATACCACCTCTTGAGTTTACCACCAAGGTACACTCTATATTAAGAAACTATGGTTCCCCATTAGCCTTGATTGAACGTAACAATTGTGGTGCACAGGTAGTTGATAGACTAGCCAATGATTTGGGGTATGAAAAAATAGTATCATATGGTAACAAGACAGCACATAGACGTAATGTTATGCAAGGAATGATTGCACATACAAATACAAAGTATAAAGGTGTATTAAACTTACGCTATTATCTTAACGAAGCTCGAGCTGTTACAATTAGAGATGAGGAAACTCTAATGGAGCTTAAAAATTTTATTAGATACCCGAATGGTACATGGAAAGCCAGACAAGGAAAACATGATGATATGGTTATGTCGTTATTATACGCGCTCTTTATATTGGAAAGAGAGATTACAGAACGGTTCTTTGAAATAACTGAGCTTGATAGTATGGGTAAGCCTGTAATGATAGAGCAAATGGACTTTGGTATACAATATTTTGAAGACGCCACCTCTATATATCTAGATAATGAGGTAGTTGGTAATAACAGCGTACTACCACCAATAGTATTTGGAATGCATGATAATCAGGCTGAAGAGGATATGGATGAGTTAACTATGTTTGGTTATAGACCTTTACAATAAATAATAATATGGCACAAAATAAGAATCAACAATCTCTATTAAACAAGAATAGGTTAGATAAGTTTGTTTTAGTGTTTCAGCTACCACCGGCTCTTAGAAAGATTAAGAAGAAAAATAATAGAAGTACGTTTAATGTGGATGAGGATGCTTTTCAAATGTCTATATATGGTGCAGTGGTTCCACCTATAACGGTTGCTGCTATTCAAATACCATATGCTGGTAGTAACCTATATAACTCTTCACACGCTAAAGAGCCATATCCTCCAATCGATATTAATTTTACAGTAGATAATGAATACAACAACTACTGGACTATGTATAAGTGGTTAGACTTAATGCATGATGAGAGAACCGGTTTGTTTGATAATGATGATTTAGTCGATCAGGCGCCACCAACCGATCAGTTACCCGGACCCTTTCAGTTCTCTGACTACCAAACAGATCTAACAGTATATGGGTTGGATGAGTTTAATAACAAGCGTATACAATTTACATATACACAGGCCTTTCCTATAACCGTTGGTGGTATAAACTACAATTACAGGGAGTCTGGAGAAATAGAGAGTAGTGCTACATTTGTTTACTCTCAAATACATACTAAGTTGCTAAATATATAGAATTTTTGTCTGAAATAGCATAAATAATTTTATGGCTAGAAGGACAATACAATCTCCAGGAGTAGAAATTCGAGAGAGTGATTTATCACTACGGACAGTTTCACAGGGAACAACAATATACGCAACAGGTTTTGCAAACGAAGGACCGACTGATGAAGTCGTGGGTGTTACTGGTATCAGTGATTTCGAGCAAATCTATGGCGAGCCTCGCACCCCAGCAGAAAGATATTTTTATCATACTGTAAAGGCGGCATTAAACTCTACTAGTAGTGTTTTAGTTAATAGATTACCATATGGTGATGAACTGGGTGATGGCTTTGGCTCTAAAATGAGCGTATTAGCTTATCCAGCATCTGGTGTTGGTACGAGTAATTATAGTGATACTAATGCTTGGTTCTTTGGTAAGCCAAAGCAATTTGAACTAACACAAGACCAATACATTAAACTTAAAAACGGTGAGTTGTTTACCGGTGGTTGGTCTGAAACAGCTACAACTGCTGATACATGGTCTAGTGTTGGAGCACTTTCTAGTGCAGCAATGCTTATTATTAACAAGGCGCAAACCATTATCGATGGTCAGTTTAACGGATACTATGTAGGTATTGCTGATAATACTAACCTTAACCCAGCTCGTGATTACGATTCAATTCTAAGCATACAGACTGTTACATTATCTGCTGGAGCAACTGGATTGAGCAACTTCACTACTATCCCTGATACTAGGCTTGAGTTCTCACTATCTGCTACTTCAGGTGATGGTACAAATCCTGCTACTAACTCTATATCACAGGTGATGGAGGATAGAATAACAAACTACAACATCGGTGATGCTGAGTTTGACGATACACTAAACATTGGTGTATTTAAGATAAGACAATCAGTCTTCTCTAAGTCTGCTAACAGGTTGGCATATCTTCTTGAAGAAGGTATTAATGGATCAACTGGTTACTACAGACAGAGGAACTCTGAGAATGGTGGACCACCTATTAACTTCTTCCTTGAAACGCAAGAAGACAACTCCAGAAACGTTGATATTCTTATTAACCCCTACCTTTCCGATCAGATTAACGGAGTACAGCTTAATGCTGATGGTACACCTAAGCGCAAGATACGTGTATTAACACAATCGTTGCTAGATAACTTCTCAAGCTTATCAGCTACTGTAGGAGCAACTTACCCACAGCTAACAGCACTAGAAGGTGATCTTGGCACTGCTGATGCACTATACGCACTAGGTGCTTATGGTGAGACTAAGCTTGGTGGTAAAGTAATAGGTAATATTCCAGATAAGGTAGACCGTGCTTTACTTAGAATCAAGAACGATGAGAAGTATAACATCGATATAGTTGCAGAAGGTGGTCTTGGTACTATCTTCACATATATGCAAACTTCCGGCGCTCTTAGCGCAAGGGGCTTTGATGATACAAGGACAACTCCTGATATTGAGGCTCTTAGAACATCTAATGACATCTCAACTAATACTGCTAGAGACTCTTACACACAGATCTTTAATCAGTTCAATACATTCTGCGGACCTGTTAAAGATGGTGGTAGAGGTGATGTACTGTTTGTTGCTGATCCAATTAGACAGATTTTAGTTACTGGTAAGGATAGTAAGGTACAGGATGATAAGAATAAGAACTTCTACACAGACATTTACTGGGGAATGAGACATCAATTTGAAAATACTAACACTTCATATGCATGTACATATGCTAACTACCTGAAGGTATATGATACCTACTCTGGATTGTTTGTATATGCACCACCTTCTGGATTTGCTGCAGCTAAGATGGCTTCTACAGATGCAGCAGTTGGGCCATGGGGTGCACCTGCTGGATTTAACAGAGGTGTAATTGGTGATGCAGTTGATATTGCTCTAACGCCTAACCAGCGACAAAGAGATGATCTGTATACAGTAAGTCTTAACCCAATTGCCTCCTTCCAGGATAGAGGTAATGTGTTCTTCGGACAGAAAACACTGCTTAAGAAGCCAAGTGCATTGGATAGAATTAACGTAAGAAGAACATTCTTATATCTTGAGAAGATCACTAAGAAGACGATGCAGTACTTCCTGTTTGAGAATAATACACTATTCACAAGAACACGAGTTACTAATA